TCGACGCCTAGCAACCGCAGTCGATAATCTTGGTCTTTCATTCTCGCAGACTCGCGTCGCGGACTTTATCCAGAATCTTGAAAAGTCAGCAGGTATTACAGACGACGTACTTCGTCCAGCAATGCAGGCACTACTTACTACAACTGGATCACTTACCAAATCTCAAGAGCTTCTCAATAATGCCATTCAGATTAGCCGCGCCTCAGGCATTGATTTAGCCACAGTCTCACAGGACTTGGCTAATGGTTATGTAGGCATCACTCGTGGACTTAAGAAGTACAACACAGGACTTACACAGGCAGAACTTAAGTCAAAATCTTTTGCTGACATTCTAGGCATCATGTTAGCCAAGTCGGCAGGCGCAGCTCAAGACTATCTGAGCACTACCGCCTATCAGATGGATGTATTGACAGTCGCTACAGACAATGCCAAAGAAGTTATCGGTAAAGGATTGGTCGAAGCGTTTGCCAAGATAGCAGGCGGTTCAGATGCGACAGATGCGGCAAAAGCCATTGACAATATCGCTCAAGCAATTAGCAAAGTTGTAGTATTTACAGGCACGGCTATTGGTCTTGTCGAGAAGTTCCGCAAGGCATATACCAACTTCTTGGCTGGTGGCGATGTCAATCAACTTATGGCTGGAACTGCTGCATCTACTAATCGGTCTTCATCACCAGCTGGCACAGCGGCTCGAACAGCACAACAACGCGCAGCAGAAGCGGCAGCAGCTAAGCGAGCCAAGGAATTAGCAGCGCTTACAACTAAGCAAGTCAAGGCAACTAAGTCACTTACAGACGAGCAGAAGAAGCAAGCCGCTCTCAAGAAGGCGCAAAGCATTTTTGACCTTGAGCAGATTCAGATTATTGCAGCTCTCAAAGGCAATATCTCAGAAGAAGATCGCACTCGCCTGCAGGCGCAAGCAGCAATCCTCAATGGCAATGCTGACCTAGCCACAAAGCTGACAAAAGATATTCTCATGGCACAGGATTCAACTGGCAAGCTCTATCAGTATTTCTTGTCAATCCCAACAGCCAAGAACCCTTTTGCCTTCCTCGATGACTGGATTGCAGACTTCCAAAAGAAGCTCAACAGCCTGACAATGAACACCTCTTATACTCAGGCAACCTTAGCGCCTGAACTAGCCGCTATCGGCGTTGTAGCAGGTTATGGAGACTATGCAGGGTCGGTTGCTAATCAGTCACCAAACACTCTTTATCCGTCTTACGGCATGCAAACTGGCGGTGGCGATACAGTCATTAACGTCCAAGTCCAAGGGAACGTCATTCGTGAGCAAGAACTCATTGACAAGGTTCTAGCAGGTGCGCAGCTCTCAAGCCTTTCAGGTTCTCCATCTCAAATCGGTAGAATCGCAGGTATGTTTGGCTAATGGCACTCCCAGCGCAGATAGCCGTTTCCTTTGACTTTACTAACGGCGCAACCTTCGGCTATAACGGTTTCGTCATTGGCGACCCTAAGTACGGAATTCTGGGAACTAATACTTTGGGCGACTCAACTTCCCCAGAACCTACAGTTGATCTAACTCCTAATGTCTATGAGATCAGCATTACTCGTGGGCGCAATATCCAGCGCGACCAGTACGAGGCAGGACAATGCACGGTCAGAGTCTTAGACCCTCTCAGCTACTTTAATCCTCAGAACACAGCCAGCCCTTATTACGGCAAACTTGTACCTCTACGCAAGTTGCGTGTTTCAGCTACTACAGCCACTACCCAGAAGTACCTATTCTCAGGCTATGCCATTGAGTACCGCTACACCTATCCAGTCAATCAAGATACTGGCTATGTAGATATCGTCTGCCAAGATGCCTTTCGCCTATTTAACATGGCTAACGTCAATACCATTACAGACTCAGGCGCAGGGCAGACAACTGGCACACGCATAGGCAAGATACTTAATCAAGTCTCATTCCCTACCTCAATGCGCACAGTAGCGGCAGGTGCTAATACCTGTATTGCTGATCCTGCAACTAACCGCACAAGTCTTCAAGCCATCAAGAACGCAGAGTTTTCTGAGACAGGCGCGTTCTATATGGATACCTCAGGCACAGCCGTCTTTAAGTCCAGAGCGCAGGTCATGGCTTCTCTAGCTACTGCCCCTACAGCTTTTAATCAAACTGGTGGGATTCCTTACAAGAATCTTAAGTATGCCTTCGATGACAAGCTCATCATTAACCAAGCCAACCTAGGACGCGTAGGCGGCACAGTTCAGGTTGTTACTAATCAGACCTCAGTTGATAAATACTTCCCTCACTCAGTCACACAAACAGACCTTGTAGCTGAGACAGATACCATTGTCTCTGAGATTGCCAAGGAATACATTGCTACCCGTCAAGAGACAACTATCCGCATTGACGAGATGACAGTTGATCTACTAGACCCAGCAGTCCCAACTGACACAATGCTTGGACTTGATTACTTTAGCAATTTGCTCATTACTAATATTCAGCCAGACGGCTCGACTATTGTCAAAAACCTGCAATTTCAAGGCGTTAATTGGTCAATCACGCCAAACAAGATGACCGTCAATATTACAACGCTTGAGCCAATAGCCGATGGCTTCATCGTTGGAAGCTCGTATTACGGTATAATCGGCACTAATACATTGGGTTACTAGGAGATATAATGGCATCAGGACTACCATCAGCAACAGGCGATATTTTTACTGCCGCTACCGTAAATGGTCTAGTGACTTTTACTGTCAATAGTGACGCAACGGCAGACTACACAGCAGTCTTAGCGGATCAGTACCAAGTCCTAGTCCCTATGAACAAGGCAACAGGAGTAGCCTTTAAGATTCCTACAAACGCCTCAGTAGCGTTCCCAGTAGGCACAGCAATCACAATTCTCAATAAAGGCGCTGGAACAGTAACTATATCGGCTACAACAAGCGGTACAACAACTGTGCTATCGGCTGGAACAACAGCAGCTTCTCCAACTTTGGCTCAATACAAAACAGCAGTTTGCATTAAGACTGCTACAGATACATGGTATGTCGCAGGAGCTATTGCTTAATGATTGGCGCAATTACAGCAGGGTTATTTAACACACCAGCACCACCAGTTTCATATATTGAATATTTAGTCGTAGCAGGTGGTGGTGGAGGCGCTTCAAATAACGGTGGAGGCGGCGGTGGAGGCGGCGGTTGTCGTTACAGTGCTAACACAATTACTTTTGCTACAGCAACTAACTTTACAGTAACGGTAGGCGCTGGTGGTTCTGGTGGAAACTCTGGTGTTGCAACCTCTGGTTCTGATTCTGTATTTTCAACCATTACTTCTACTGGTGGCGGACGAGGCGGCGGAGAAGGCGGCGGTGGCGCTGCTGGCGCAACTGGCGGTTCTGGTGGTGGTGGCGGTGCTAACGGCGCTGCTGGTGGCGCAGGAAATACTCCATCAACATCTCCATCACAAGGAAACACTGGTGGTACTTCTTGGACTGATGGAACAAATCGTATGGGCGGCGGTGGTGGTGGTGCTAGCGCAGTTGGCGGTACACCAACAAATGCCAGCGCAGCAGGTAACGGCGGAGCAGGTTACACATCAACCATAACTGGTTCATCAGTTGCTTATGCAGGTGGTGGTGGCGGTGGTACTTATATTACTGGTTCAGGAGTTGCTGGAGGAACTGGCGGCACTGGCGGTGGCGGTAATGGTGGTCGTGGATCAGGTTCTAACTCACCAGCAGCGGCAACCAACGGAGACTCAAATAAAGGCGGCGGTGGTGGTGGTTCTGGTTGGGATTCAACTGGAAGCAACAAGGCTGGCAACGGTGGCGCAGGTGTAGTTATTATTAAATGGCTTACATCTCTTGGAACTATCACAGTTGGTGGCGGTCTTACCGCTGATGCAACTGGTACAGATGGTTCATATTCTTACAAGCGTTTTACAGCAGGAACAGGAACGGTGAGTTTCTCATAATGGCACACTACGCATTTTTAGATGACTCAAACATTGTCACAGAAGTCATTGTTGGAATTGATGAATCAGAACTAATTGAAGGCAAAACGCCGGAAGATTGGTACGGCAAATTTCGAGGACAACGCTGTGTGCGCACTTCGTATAATGGACGCATAAGATTTAACTACGCAGGAATTGGTTATTCTTACGATCCAATCGATGATGCTTTCATCGCTCCTGCTCCATGCGACCATGCAGACTTGACACTTAATTCTGAAAAACGATGGGAGTGTGCAAGCTGTGAAGCCAATCTTATGCAAAGCAGGACAACAGCTTAGGGAGCAGTTTGATGATTGTTACCCAGATAGAGATCGCACCTCAGACGGCTGGATTGGCGACACTCGTCATCAAGCACGTCCTTCTGACCACAATCCTGATGCAGAAGGTATCGTCCGAGCCATTGATATTGACAGGGATTTATCTGGCAAAGCAAAGCCAGACCGCATGCCTGACCTTGCGGATCAATTACGACTCTGTGCAAAACGTGGCGATAAAAGAATTAGTTACATTATCTTCGATGGCAGAATCGCATCGTCTAAGAAGGCTTGGGCTTGGCGTACTTACACTGGGATTAATAAGCACAATCATCATTGCCATATTAGCTTTACCAAGAAGGGCGATGCAGATGGCTCGTTCTTTAATGTACCCATGATAGGCGGAACAGCATGAATATGAAAAACCCTTATGTAATGTCAGTAGGAGCGTTCCTAGCAGTATGGGGTACAACCTCTAACTTCGCTCTGGACTATCGTGCAATCCTTGGTTCACTTGTTGCAGGTGTCTTTGGATACGCCACTCCTAAAAAATGAGCGCGGTAGACCTTGCTGCTTGGGCTGTGGGTGTTATCGCTGTTCTTGGTGGTATGGCTTCATACACGCAGTTCATGATTAAGCATTATCTGACAGAGCTTAAGCCTAACGGCGGCTCTAGCATTAAGGATCAGGTCAATCGCCTTGAAGTGCGTGTCGATACAATCATCGAGATGTTAGGTAAGTGACACTTATCTCATGGCAAGAACTAAGAAGGTCATTGACCTAGATGCTTACTCAGCTCTAGACCAATACTGCATTGCTTTGCACGTTTATTACACCAGTCTTCGCAAGGCTGGCTTCTCTACTGATATGGCTTTCTGGCTTCTCTTAGATCGTGAGTCTTATCCTGATTGGATTCTGCCTGTCAAGCCCATCGAGAAAATATCGGGTAATCCCTACGAGGACGATGACGAGGACTGATGAAGAAAATCGTAATCCTGAGCGACTTGCAAGTGCCTTACGAGGATATACATGTAACTCAGAACATTGCACGATTCCTCAAGACCTTTAAGCCAGACCAGACAGTTACCATAGGTGACGAGATTGACTTTCAGACTATAAGCAAATGGTCTGAGGGTACGCCTCAAGCCTACGAGCAGACCCTTGGCGATGACCGAGATCAGTGCGTGCAGCTTCTCTGGGAACTTGGCGTTACAGACTGTATACGATCTAACCACACAGACCGTCTTTACAACATAATCATGAAGAAGATTCCTAGCTTCTTGTCCTTGCCAGAGCTGCGCTTTGAGAAGTTCATGAAGTTTGACGAACTGGGCATAACCTTCCACAAGAACCCAATGGCGATTGCTCCCAACTGGATTGCAGTCCATGGCGACCATACGCCCATTAAGCAACTAGGCGGTCTCTCAGCCCTTGAAGCAGCCCGTAGGCATGGCAAGAACGTCATCTCTGGTCATACCCATAGGGCAGGGCGTAGCGCCTTCACAGAAGCCTCTGGAGGCCGTATAGGGCGTGTTCTACATGGTGTTGAGGTAGGTAATCTCATGGACTTTAGACAGGCTGGATACGTCAAGGGAACGGCTAATTGGCAGCAAGCCTTTGCCATTATGTATGTCAAAGGAAGCAACGTTCAAGTGGACATTATCCACATCGAGAAGAACGGCACGTTCATTGTCCAAGGGAAGGTCTATGGAAGGGTTCGCTAGGCCAGATTTCGGAGACGAGACAATTGATGAAATCGTTACCGTTTCGTTATACAAGTTTGGCTTCTGTCAGCTTCGCCTGATGTAATACTTCTGCCGTACACGAAATACGGGTACAGAAGGGCTCACATGAACACAGATCATGCACTTATCCTGATGGGATTGGTCGGAATATTTACTGGTTATCTCCTTGGCTATTCCAAGGGACACGAACACGGCAA